ATCGGGCGAAAGATGAACGAGGAGGAAAAGGCATGATTCCCGACATGATTTTCGGGTCTCTGTGGTTCGCGTTTTCGCTCGCCATCGCGGTGGGCATCGCCCTCGGCATCAGCGCCTACGACCCATGAGAAGGACGGCGCCCCTGCCCGACGACATCTGCATGTGCATCCCCAGCCTCGGGCGTGTCTGCGTCTGGTGCGAGCGGAGGGCGGCCAACCCGCCGGAGACGGTTGAGGAGGTTGACGGGCTGACCGAAGAGGGTCCGCTAGCAGGGCTCGGCTACCGGGGAGCGGACCAGGACGGCTACGACGGGTCCGAGTGGGTTTCGCCTTTGGAGCATCACGCGGGCGACCTCATCGAGGCGGCGCGGGAATTGCTTGACGCCATCGAAGTCTGACGGCTCCTCCCCCAGTTTAAAGTTTTGGCTAAAAAACTTAAAGTTTTTCGTTGACTCGCCGAAAAGGCGTTTTAAGATGACGCCGTCGCAAGGATGATCCGGCGACGAAACCAGAAACGATTATGACCGTCACTGCCACCGACTATGTGATCCGAGAAACCCGAAACTTTTACGGCCCCTCCAACGAGCGCAGTCTTGTGATGGACCAGTCCGGACAACGTGCCATGATTTTCGCGGACCCCGCCGAGGCCCGCGCTCACGTCGCCGACCTTGAGAGCAACACTTACTACCTCGCACACAACGAGTCCAGCCGTCCCGAATACAAGGTCATGCGTGCCGACCGTCTCCCCGAATACCTGACATGGAGCCTCTGAACCATGAAAATCCTCATCGAAATTGACGACGAAGACGGTGAACTCCTTGACAGACTCGCCGAGGAACAGGACCGGAGCCGTTGCGCTCAGGCTCGGCGGATGCTTACGGAAGCGATCCGCAACGCCGCGAATCAACCCGCAACCGAGGAGTCTGTGCGATGAACCCTCACGCCTCCCTCATCCTCGACATGCCCGTGCGGCACGCTATCGGCACGCGGATCAAGTTTCGCTCTCACAAGACTCTTCGGACCCGGTCCGGTCGCATCGTTCGCGTCTCTGGCGAGGGGGTGCGGGTGGTGGGCCGCAAGCGGGTGTCCTCGTTCGTGCCGTGGGACGCAATCCTTGAAGTGGGAGGTGCCGCATGACCATCTGGGTTCCGCGCTACCTCACCAACGACGGCGAATCCTTCCTGGGCGTCGGTCATTTCCCGACCCGCTCAAAGTGCATGGAGTTCGCGAGGCACATTGCCAGCAAGCCATGCTCCCGGATCGTCAACTACAAAGCGATGAAGTTCACCCTTGAGCCCGAGACCCATGTGGTCGCGTGGCCCAAAACGGGCAGCCTCATCGGTGAACTGATCGGAGGCCACGATGAGTGACTCGGAAATCATCGAGCGCCTCGACCGCATCGAGGCGGCTGTCACGGTGTCAACCTCGCCGTGGCTGCGAGGCGACAACGAGGCTGCGCGTTGGGCGGGATACAAGAGCCGGAAGGCTTTCCGCGCCTGGGCCAAGGAGGCCGGGATCCGCCCGAGCGTCGATTCCGGCATGAACTTCTGGGCCAAGCGCGACATCGAGCGTGCGAGGGAAAGGAGCAGGGCATGAGCGAGGCACTTTCCGATGGGGCTGTCGAACTCTACCTGCTCAACGGGGACTACGAAGACCGGTATGTCTGGGTCGAGGTCGAGCGGGCTGAGGTCGTCTCAGTCCTCGACATGGAGTCCGGCGACATCCTGCCGCTTTCGGCGGTGGGAGAGGAAGACCGTAAGCGGGTGATCGCCCGCATCAACGAACGGATTTAAATGACCGTCACAGAACAAATTCGACGAGACCTTTCTACCGAGGTTGTTCTTGGTCTTGCCGAGGCTTTTCATTCCGAGGTCAAGTATTTTTGCGAAGACCGCGATGTGAGGAGGGCGATTTTGGCATGGGCGTTCAGTGAAGGAAAGCTTGTTCATATCTCGAAGAAATTCATGGGGCAGCAAGTCTACCTCGACGGAAACCGGTGGCGTTTTTCCGATAATCGCCGAGCGGGTTTCGCGGCACTCGCTCACGGTTGGTTTCTCAAGCTTTCCGATTGGAATGTTTGGAAAATTGAATATTCCAAAGGGGAATTTTTCTTCAGCGACGGGAGTTATCGGGTTTTTCCTGGGATCATGCTGAAAATAATTTCCGACTTTGAGCAAATCCCGCAAGGTCGGTTTTTGTATCGCGAATACAAAACGAGGAGAAAAATGAAAACGGCACAGATCGCCGCCATTTCGTTTCTTCAAGAAGCCGCCGAGTTAAGCCCTTCTGCCGTCCTTGTCCGGTTTAACATTTTAGCAAAAGACGCGACTGTTGAAATCTTGGCAATCGCAAGACTGATTTTTGCCATCGGATTGATGGCGAACTACAAAACCAAAAGAGAAACAAAACCATGAAAAAATCGAAAATTACGAGCAACGAGGAGTTGCGCGGAGAACTCATTAACGTCTTTAACGACTTGGTCAATGGCGACGCGGACCTTCGCGAGGTTCGCGCCAAGGTTTCTGCGGCGGGGAAAATCCTTCAATCCGCAGCGTTGCAAATGAAATACCAAGACCTTCGCGGCGAAAAGCCTCAAGTGGAATTCCTTGAGTCCTGACGGTGTCGCAAACAACCGGGGCGCGACGGAAACGCGCACAGAACAAAATGAACGAACTTACCATCCAAAACCAAGGCGGTTTCGCCATCATGCGCCAAACCGCAGAGCTGTTCGCCAATGCGGACATTGTCCCGAAGGCATTCCAAGGGAACCTCGGCAACTGCTTCATCGCCATCCAACTGGCCGACCGAATGAAGGCCGACCCGTTTCTCGTCATGCAGAACGTGGACATCATCCACGGCAAGCCCGGCTTCTCCTCGAAGTTCCTCATCGGGTGCTTCAATTCGTGCGGTCGATTCTCGGCCATCCGCTACGAACACGACGACCAGGACGGTGGTCGAACCCGTGCGTGTGCCACCGAGTTGGCCACCGGTCGCGAGATCCTCGGGCCGTGGGTTTCGATGAACATGGCCAAGGCCGAGGGCTGGCTCTCCAAGAACGGGTCGAAGTGGCAGACGATGCCGGAGCTGATGCGCTCCTACCGGGCCGCTGCATTCATGATCCGCGTCACGGCTCCCGAAATCTCGCTGGGCCTGCCGACGACCGAGGAGGTCATCGACACGGGTGGGATGGGTCGGGAGGTCCGCGACATCACGCCGAAGACGCCGTTTGCGCGAGCCAAGGCGGAGCCCGTTCCTGTGGTCGCCTCGGTCGAGGTGGTCGAGGAGAAAGCTCCCGATCCGCTCGAAGTCATCAAGGCCAAGCTGACCAAGTCCGGCCTCAAGGTGAGCGAGGCGCTCGGTGCGCTCGCTACACTTGGAATCGGCGACGGCAAGACGCCGTTCAGCAAGATGGACCCGGCCACGCTTGAGAAGGTGGCCAGCGATTGGTCCACGGTCGAGGAGGTCGCGGGGCAACTCAGGGCGCAGGAGGTGATCGCATGATCGAGGGCATCAACCTCAACGTCCCCGAGGCCGCTTACCACGCGTTCCCTGCCGTCTCGAAGTCCACCCTGTGGAAGTTCGCCAAGAACCCGCACAAGTGGCTCCTGACGAAAGACGAGCCCATGGCTCCGACCGCCAGCATGAACTGGGGAAGCTTGGTCGATTGCTGCCTGTTGCAGCCGCAGGAACTTTCCCAATGCTTCGCGGTGTCCTCCTTTCCCGACTTTCGGACCAAGGAAGCGCAGTCGTGGCGGGATTCGCAGACCGTCCCCATCGTCACCTTGGCCCAGGTGGCTGAGGCCAAGAAGGCGGCGGAACTGATCCGCTCCCATCACTTTGCTGGAGCGATCCTCGACGGCGCCGCGGCGCAGGTTTCGGCCTTGGTCGAGGGCATCGAGGACAAGACCGGCGAGCGGTTCAGTGGCAAGTGCCGGATCGACATTGTGCCGGACGCCGCCGGGGCTTTCGGGGATTGGCTGGTCGATCTCAAGACCACGCAGTCGATCTCGAAGCTCCCGGCGACCATCGCGGAATTCGGGTATCATGCCCAGGCGGCGTGGTATCTCGACATGTTCAACGCCGCGAGCGGCGAGAACCGGACCCGGTGGGGTTTCATCTTCCAGGAGTCGGAATCCCCCTACGAAATTGCCGTGGTCGAGCTGGATGCCGACAGCATTGCGAAGGGCCGGGAGTGGTATCTGACCGCTCTGGAGAAGTGGTGCCACAGCCACAAGACCGGGAATTTCCCCAATCCGTTCGATGACGAGATCCGCGTCATCAGCATCCCGAAGTGGGCATGAGCGACAAGTCGATATATCACCTGCAAAAGCTGAACGGAGCGCGAGTCATTCGGCTCAACCTCCGCGCGGTTCGCGACCTTCTTCCCGAGGACAGCATCGAAAACTTCGACTTGTCCGAGGCGCAACGGTCTCAACTGCAACGGCGTTTGGACCGATATGTGAAGCTCGGTGGAAAGCTTGACCTTCAATGCGGAGTGCCACCTCAGCCCGAGCGCATGAGCTACCCAAGGATTCAGAAGGCGAGGCCCGAGCGCATGGTGCGCGGCGCTTTGCGCAAAGCGACTCCAAGGATAGTCATTCCGGGCAGACTCATTCCGGCGCAAAAGGGGATCGAGCCGAGCATCGACCACCTGCCAACCAAGGAGGCGCTGGCAATGGCGGTGCGGATCAAGCGATGAAAACATACCGCCTTGAACACGACGAGCAGGCTGCGCTCTTTGTGTGGGCGCAGTGGAGCCGTTTGGAGTTCCCGGACCTTCAGTGGATGTTCGCGATTCCAAACGGCGGCCACCGGAACCTTCTGGTCGCTCGAAAGATGAAGGCCGAGGGCGTGAAGCCTGGGGTGCCTGACATCTTTCTTCCGGTCGCCCGAAAGGGGTTCCATGGCCTGTTCCTTGAAATGAAGGCCGAGGGCAGTCGCCCGGTTCGAGGCGGCAAGGGCGGCTTGTCCGATCTCCAGTGCGAGTGGATCGCCGCGATGCGGTCGAGGGGATATTCGGCGCAGGTCGCCTACGGAAAAGACGAAGCAATTAAAATTATCACCGATTACCTGACATGAGAGAAGTTTACGGGACCATCGCGTCCATGGCCATTGGCCTCACCATCGGGCTCGCCTTCGGGTGGGCGCAACACATAGCGCAGGAGCGCCGCCTGAGGGCCGCCGAGGCCCAGGTGGCGGAACTAAGCGGGGAGCTGAATGCCATGCGCGTCATGGCGGAATGGGAGCGGTTTGAGGAAGGGAGGGGTCATGAGTGATACCCCAAATTCTTTCCTTCCAGGCGAAATCAACGAGGACGACGCCGAAATGATCGCGAGAATCTCCGGTGCGGTAATTTCAAAAGACTGGCGGAAATTCGCCGAACTCGTCGTTGAGGCTCCAGACATTGAGGTGGTCGGGAAAGCAAATGTCGCAATCAGGTGGATTGCGGAGGCGGCGATTGAAAAGCTCGGAAACTATAGCCAGTCCCGACACCTTGAGGGCATCATCGATCTGGCGATCATCTCGGAGAGAAATTCCCGCCTTTAGTCGAACACCAACTCCGCATGATCAGCCCCTACCGAGACGCCATTCTTGACCTTCTCGCTGACGGCGTTGAGCGCACCGTCGAGGAGATCCGGGTGGCCGTGGACGCTCCGCCGAGCGCCCGGATTCACCACGTCCTTGAGGCCGCGATGACCAGACAGGTGGCGAGGAGGGAGACGTTTCGGCTCCGGTCGAGGCGGATCGGAGGGCGGCTTTATTATCGGTTCGTGCATTTTACGAGGGGGAAAGAGGAGAAAAAATGATGAGAATTCGTACGATCAAACCGGAGTTTTTCACGCATGAGGAACTCTTCGATCTGGAGCGCGAAACGGGGCTTCCGATCCGGCTTTCGTTCGTCGGTTTGTGGTGTGCCGCTGACCGGGAGGGTCGGTTCAAGTGGGAGCCTCGACGGCTCGGAGTCCAGATCTGTCCATACGACGAAATCGACTTTTCACGCGTGCTCGACGCGTTGACCACGCGTGGATTCATTCAAAAATACGCGTCACTCACGGGTGTTTTTGGGGTCATTCCGACGTTTTTGACGCATCAGGTCATCAACAACCGCGAGCGGGAGTCTGAACTGCCGGATCCCTTGCAGTGCAACGATCTTGACGCGTGCCCCACGCGTGAACCACGCGTGCCCCACGCCGGGAAAGCGGAAAGGAAGGGAAAGGAAGGGAACAAGGAAGGGAAAGGAAGGGAACAAGTCTCTTCGTCACCCGTGGGTGACGGGGTGTCTCCCATGCATGGCTTTGTCGAATTCTGGGAAGCCTACCCGAAGAAGGTGGCGAAGAACGACGCGATCAAATCTTGGTGCGGGGCGAGGCCGCCCATCGACCGGGTGCTGGCGACGTTAGCCTGGCAGGTCCGTTCGAGGGAGTGGCTGAAGGACGGCGGCCAGTTCATCCCGCATCCGGCGACCTGGATCGACCGGGCGGGCTGGGAGGATGAGGACGCGAGGGCGGTCACGGCGGGGGGGAGGGAGTTTTGACATGATCACCCGCCCCGCATCCTGTCGCCAGTGCGGCGACCTGTTCGACTCGGCCTCGGCCACGTTCACGCTGCTTGGTCGCAGCGTCACTGTCGCGGAGCATTTTTGCGAAGCGTGTCAGGCGGTGAAGGAGGCGGCCCTCATCGAGCCGAAGCGGGTCACGGCCATGCTCTGGGCCGATTTTTGTCCGCTCGCCTACCAGGGCTTCGAGTTCGACCGACTCCCGGATTCGTCCAAGGCCGCCGCGAGAACGGTGCTGGAGTGGCAATGGTCACCTCGGGGTGTCGGGTTGATCGGTGAGTCCAGAGCCGGTAAGACGTTCGTCATTCACGAACTCGCCCGCCGTCAGCACGAACAGGGGCGCACGGTGAGCCTCCTGACCGGAACGGGCTTTGCCTATGCCGCGGGATCACCGGAGGGCTCGGAGCGCCGCCGGATGATCGACCGGAGCATTCGGTGTGATGTGCTGGTCCTTGACGACCTCGACAAGATGAAGCTGACCGACCGGGTTGAGGCCGATTTATTCCATGTGATCGAAGAACGCCGGAGGGCGATGAGGCCCATGTTCGTGACGGTCAACGCGAGAGGGGGCGAGCTGGAGTCGATGATGAGCGCCACCGGGGCCAAGCCGATTGTGAATCGCTTGCGCGAGGACGTTTGTCGGTTTTACGCTATGTGACGCCATGCTCAACCCTCGACAACTCAAGTTCGTGAAGCTCTACCACCTGAGCGGCAATGCCTCCGAGGCGTATTCGGAAGCCTATGGGGTCAAGAAGCCCGATGTCGCCAAGGCGAACGGATGCCGTCTGCTTACGAACGCTTACGTCCAGGCTGAGCTGGAGAAACTCGCGAAGGAGGCCGAGAAAGTCTTCGAGGTGAAGCGGGCGGATATGCTGCAACTGTTCCACGAAATCGCCACCTCCCCGGTTGAGGCCGCGAGGGATCGCATTTCCGCAGCGAAGGAGGTGTGCCGAATGGAAGGTTTCTATGGTGCCGAGAAGGTCGAGGTTTCGGCTGAGTCCTCGGCGGTCGATTTGATCCGTTCACTGGTTGGATTGAAAAACAAAGATGAAAAAGACACATGACCTGACCGCCACGATTGGCGAATACATCGACAAGGAGACGGGTGAGAAAAAGAAACGCCGCGTTCACTGCGGAATCGTTCTGGAGGACGATCACGGGAGACCGGTCATCAAGATCGAGAGCCTTCCGGTCACCGGGTGGAATGGTTTCCTGTCCATGTGGGAGATCGACAAGGACAGGAAGGGACCGTTTTGAGAGCATGACTGAAATCAACAACACTGAACCAATGAACCCGCAAGACTACGAGTTCGCGGAAGGTCATCGCATCGGATACGAGGCCGGGCTCCGGGCGGGAAGTCTGCCGGACGGCGAGGTTGCGAGGGTGCTGCTTCCGTTGGGCGTGACGGCACTGAGTAAAGTTGTTGACGGTCTCGGGAAGCATTTCGGGGATGATTTGAGAATGATGCAGCGGGGCGACTGGTTAATTTTCATTAAGCCGAACGCATAAGCTCATGGACGCCGACCTATTACCGCCCGAATCCACGATAGACGCTCCTCGGCGTTCCATGCAGCGCCTTGTTCTGCCTTGTGGGGTCACGCTCTACAACGGTGATTGTCGGGAAATCCTGCCGCAAATTATGGGTGACATCGTGGTGACTGATCCGCCCTACGGCCTCGAATATCCGTATCGAAGCTACGACGACACCCGCGAGAATCTCGCAACCCTGCTGGATGAAGTGATGCCGCTCATCCTCGCCGCCGCTGGTCGTGCCGTGGTGATGCCTGGGCCAACTCAAATAGGGTTATATCCGCAACCTGAGTGGGTTGGATGCGTGACATGGAACACCACGGGAACATTCGGGAAGCGGGGATACAACCAATGGACGCCGCTGCTGTGCTATGGGCCGGATGTGGCAGGATTCGGGAACGTGAACGGAATCACGAAAAGCGATGTGCTGCCAATCAGCGGAGGAAGCGCGGAGCTGTCTGAAAGCGTGCGAATGAAGGCCGAAGGAATCCACACATGCCCGAAACCTCTCAATATGATGAAGAAGGTCATCCAACGGCACACGATGGAGAATGAAATTGTCATCGACCCGTTCATGGGAAGCGGCACGACGGCAATCGCCTGCGTGCAAATGGGACGCCGCTTCATCGGCATCGAGCAAGACCCCGAATACTTCAAAAGCGCGGTGGAACGAATCCGCGCCGCCACAGCCCAGGGCGATATGTTTCTTGGGCAGAACACGCGATAGCCACAAAAATTTGTGGCCGAATCGGATTCGTCCACAAACAAATTGACCAATGACCGACCTCGACCAGCTCCGCGCCCTTCTGGCATCGAAAGCATGGCGAATGGCGAATCTCTATCTCATCCTCGACGAGGACGGGAAGACGATTCCGTTCCGAATGCGAGGCGAGCAGGAGCAGTTCATGCGCGAGCGGCACAACCGGAACTTCATCCCCAAGGCGAGAAAGCTCGGTATGTCCACCGCCATCGTGTTGGCGAACCTGGACGATTGTTTGTTCAACGCGAACCTCGCCGCCGGGATCATCGACCTCACCAAGGACGATGCCTTTGCCAAGCTCGCCATGGCCAGGTTTGCATGGGAGAACGGACACCTTCATCCCGATCCTGCCATTGGTGCGCTCTGGCGGTGGATTCGCAAGGCCAACCCGCTGGAGAAGGATGCGGGTGGGGAGATGGCGTGGGCCAATGGCAGCAAGATCACCGCGGGCGTGGCGTTCACGGGCCGGACGCCGCAGCGGCTCCACATTTCCGAGTTTGGGCCGATCTCCGCGAAGTTTCCGGCGAAGGCGACCGGGATCAAGCGGGGCGCGTTCAACTCCCTGCCTCCGGGCGGGATCATCGACATCGAAACCACGATGGAAGGAGGGCAGTGGGGTGAGTGCTATGCCATCTTCCAGCTCTCACTGGAGGCCGCAAAGCTCGCCCACCTCACTGCTCTGGATTGGAAGCTGCACTTTTTCCCATGGTGGGGGCATCCGTCCTACGTCCTCCCCGGCGTCAAGCCCGCGCGGGCCGAAACCGTCGAGTATTTTGCGGGGCTTCGCGAACGCTACGGCATCGAGATTCCGCTCGACCGCCAGGCGTTCTACGAGCGCCGGAAGTCGGAGCAAGGGGAGGAAATGTGGCAACAGTTCCCGAGCGTCATCGAGGAGGTGGATCGCCAGGTCGTGCCGGGCCAGATCTACCCGGAGATGAAGCGGATCCGCGCAGAGAAGCAGGTCGGCATCTTTTCTCCCGAAAAGGGATATCCCATGTTCACCGCATGGGATCTCGGATCCTCCGACAACATGGCAGGCTGCCTGATCCAGCCCGCCGGGAAGGCCCACAACTTCCTCGACGGAGCCGTGGGCGAGGGCGCCGGAGCCGGGGGTGTGGCCGAGGTCATTCGGTCATGGGAGCGGACGCATGGCGAGATTCTCGCGCATTTCCTCCCGCACGATTGCGAGATCACCGACAAGGGGAGTGGCAAGACCTACCTCCAGCAATTGGTCGAGGCCGGGATCCCGAGGAAGAGCATTGTCGTCGTCCCGCGCATTCCCGACCTCTGGGTCGGCATCGAGGAGGTCCGCCGCATCCTGCCAAACTGCTGGTTCCACGCAAGGATGGACGAGCCCATCTACTCCGAGACCGGCGCGAAGCTCCCGAGCCTGGTGGGGCGTCTCGAGGGATACAGGAAAAAGCTCGACCAATCCACCGGCATTCTGCGCTCGGTCCCGGTGCATGACCTGTGCAGTCACTTTGCGGATTCCGTCCGCACCTACGCGGAGGCGCTCAGTCGAGACTTGGTTCGCGGGTCCGCCGTCCGCTTCAAGAAGGCGACGGTCGTAGACGGGTTCCGGGGTGAGGAGCGCCCGGTGCGGAAAAACGTCCAGATCCTGTCATGACTCCAGTCCTTCGAGCTGCTGATTGGCATTCCCGACAACCCGAGTGCGAACCGTTCAGCGAGGCGCTGCTAGCGCATCTGCATTGCGGGTATGTCATTGCAACGCCCGAGGTCTTCCTGCTTTTCCGGCCAGTCGATTCCCGCGCCGACACCTTCCTTTTCGATGACCCATGGCATGAATTCGAGGAGTCCGAGTGCGACACATGGCACTGCTATTTGGCCGCCGGTGACCTGACCCAGTTCCATCAGTTTGTCCCGTTCGACCTGCCGTTTTTTTCCTATGTCCGAAAAAACCGCTTGCGCGTCAGACCTTTGACGCAAAGCCGAGTTCTTTATGGGCGGAAAACAGAAACTCGCGAAACAGCAGGCGAAGGCCAACCTTTTGTCGCAGCAGTCCATCCGACAGCAGGCGGCGGCCAACCGACAGGCGCAAAGGATTGCGCAACAGGCAGCAGCCGCTGACCGGCGGTTCCAGGCGCAGCAGAACCAGCGCATGAGCGAGGTCGAGCGGCGATCCGCCGAGGCGCTTGCGGCGATGAAGGACAATCAAGATGTCCGCACCGACTTCATCGAGGACGAGGAGGCCATGCGCCGCCGTCGAGGAGGAGCAGGTGCCGGTGGTGGTGGTGGTTACGGTTTCGCCCGTCCCATGGGCAGTGGCCTCGGAGGTTCCCCGAGCAAGCTGGGATGACCGATGCCGCCCAAATCTTGCAACGCTACAAGGCCGCCGAATCGGTGCGCCTGGCGATGTGTTCGATCTGGCGCGATGTCGGAGCCTACGGTGATCCGCTCAACCGGCAGATCGGCATGGACACCGCGACCGTAGGCTGGTCGCCGTCCCTGGCTGGTCAGGCGCAGATTTTTGACTCGACCCTTCGGCAGGCTGCGATGACCTACGCCGCCGGGTGCATGTCGTGGATCACTCCGGCGGAAACGAAGTGGTTTGCCTACACTGCACCGCGATTCCTGCGGGGCGATGACGCCGCGAAAAGCTGGTATTCCGAATGTTCCGACATCGCGTCCGAGGTGCTGGCCGGGACCAACTTCTACAGCCAGGTCCACGATGTTTACATGCAGGACGGCATCTACGGAACCTCGGGGCTGTTTGTCCGCGAGAACGTCCGCTACGGCCTGCACTTCGAGTCCATGCAGATCTCGGAGTATTCCATCCTCGAAAACCACCTCGGGGATGTGGACACCGTGTTCCGGGTCAAAAAGTATTCTGCCCGCCAGATGGCCGATGACTTCGGGGAGAAGAACCTGCCGCACGAAGTGGCGCAGTGTCTCGGCTACCCGCTCAAGGAGCGCAACGAGGACCATGAGGTCATCCACTGCATTTCCGAGCGCAAGGACCGCGACCGATACCGCAAGAACGTGCAGAACGCGCCGTGGGCCTCGGTCTGGATTCACAAAGCGTCCGAGAAGATCCTGCGGGAAAGCGGCTTCTACGAGCCCCCTTTCTGCGTCCACCGACACCTCCCGTGGGGACGCACGCCCTACGGTCGAAGCCCCGGAATGGAGTCGCTCTACGACACCAGGACGCTGAACTACATGCAGCAGCAGCTCGACACCTTGGTCGAGAAGCAGGTTTCCCCGCCGGTCATCGCTCCGGCCAACTTCGAGGGAACCATCGACTTGCGGGCTCGCGGCATCACCTACACGCCCGACATGAATTCCCGTCCTCAGTATTTCGGGGAGCCGGGCAACTACATGATCGGGGAGGACCGAACCGAGTTCCGCAAGCGGCAGATCAACAACGCTTTCCATGTCGAGCTGTTCCAAGCCTTGGCCTCGGTTCCCATCGGCAAGCAAATGACCGCCGAGGAGGTGCGCCAGCGCCGCAACGACCGGCTCCCGAACTTCTCCCCGACCTTCGCTCGAAAGACCCGCGAGATCTGCGATCCGATCATGCGCCAGGTCTTCTCGGTGCTGGCCAAGGCCGGGGCATTCCCGCCCGCTCCGCGTCAATTAATGCAGAACCTTGGCAACGGGGAGGTCTTCATCCCAGACCCGAACATCGTCTACTCCTCGCGCATGGCTCTGGCGCTCCAGACCATCCACAATGACGCCTTTGTGGATGCCATGACCATGGCGGGGAACATCGCGAACGTGCGGCCCGATGTCCTCGACAACCTCAATATCGACGACGGGTTCCGAAACTACGCCCGCAACCTCGGCGTCCTTGAATCCTCCATCGTCCCCGAGCGCATTCGCGATCAGATGCGGATGGCGAGGGCGCAGGCGCAGGCGCAGGCCGAGCGGGAAATGTCGATGTTGGATGAGGCGGAGGGTGTCGCCAAGCTTGCCCAGGCCGCCGCATGAGCATTGACGACATCATCTTCGCCCGCCGACCGGGGGAGGACGACGAGGCCCACGCCAACAGGGTGGCCGATTCCGAGCGCATCTTTCGAAACGTCCTTGCCAATGTTGACGGCCACCGCCTCATCAACCTCCTCATCAACGCCCGAAACCCGTTCGCTCCCCGGTTCCGCGAGGGATCGACGCCGGAGATGGCAGCCTACCGGGACGGTCAGGCGGATGTCGTTTCGATGCTGGTGACCCGAGGAACCAATCTCGCCATTTCCAAGCCTGACGACTACCACCACCAATGACCACCGAAGAAAAGAAAGCCGCCCTTGAGGAGGCGGGAATCAAAGTCCGCAGCAATGCGACCGACAAACTCATCGAGCGCATGTATGCCGAGGAGTTCCCCGAGCCCAAGGTTGAGACGGTCGAGGAGCTGAAGGCCGCGCCCGCGAAGAAGGCCGCGCCCGCATCGAGCCGCATGGCCGAGTTTTTCGCGTTCCTTGAAGCGCACGCCGATCCGACCTTCGGGGACAAGACGCCGGTGGTCGTCGCCTGGGCGCGAGCCAATCTCAGTCCCGAGGAATTTGAAGCCCGTTACAAAGGGAGGACCATTCCATGAGCGAGGAAGCCATGACGATTGCGCCGACGGGGGAGGCTGCGACCTCGACCGTCATGACGACCGGGACCGCCGACATCACAACAACCGCACCACCGTCCATCTTTTCGGACGGCTACCGCTTCGCCGCAGGGTGGGCTGATTCGGTGGGCGAGCCGACCCTGTCGAAGTTCGACGGCAAGGAGGTCAACGACCTGGCCAAGGCGTATGCCAACCTCGAAAAGCTGGCCAGCCGCAAGACCGAGGGCATGGTTCGCATCCCGACGGAAACCTCATCGCCCGAGGAGATCGCCGCCTATCGAACCGCCGTTGGTGCTCCCGAGGATCCCACCGGCTACACCGTCACTTTCCCCGAGGGAATGGAATCCCATGCCGAGGTGCTGACTCCGTTCCAGGAGATTTTTCACAAGCACAGCGGATCTCCGGCCCTCTACCAGGAGGCTGTCGCGAAATGGGCGCAGATCGAGGCCGAGCAACTCCAAGCCGTGCAGGCTGCCGAGCGGCAACTGGTCAACGAATGGGGTGACGATTTTGAGTATCGAATCGGGGACATCGAGCAGCGCACGAAGGATGTTCTCGACCTGAGCCAGCCGTTTCTTTCGCGTGTTGATGTGCTGCGAGCCCTCGACCTGTTTGCCGCTGATTTCCGACCTGATTCCACCGGCATGGATCGGCCCAGCGCGGCCACCTCAAGCCTGGAGGACCAGATCTCGCAGATCTTGTCGAGCCCGGGCTATCGGAGCGGGCAGGACAAGGGCGCGAGGGACCGGCTTCACGCGCTTTATCGTGAGCAGGCCGCCCGCGAGGCGGCGACGAGGCGCTGAGTATTTTCTGAAATTTTCCGCTTGCGCGTCGGACCTTTGACGCAAAGCCCTCATCTATAGTTCTTCAAACGGCCCTCAGTGAAATGGGGACAACCTGGCGAAGGCACGCATCTCAAGCGCGGCCCGATCCCGGACAACCGAAGCGGCGGAGCAATCCACCTCTCAAACCCATTTCACCATCATGGCACTTTCCGTTGCTCACGGTATCCCCGAAGAATTCCGTCG